CCAAATTGTGTCCGCATGGAAAGTTTGATCCACCTATAAAGGTCCACCAAGGAAGCTGGGATGCCGCAATACTCCATGAAAGCCAACTCAAACGACAGGGTTTCTTCAGTGCAGGACTGGTCATATGCCGTGAAATCGCAAGTGAAGGTGCTCTTGCCGGTTGCATGGGTCTTGCTCCAGTCGGACATCTGAGAGATAGTTTTGCCGCCGTGGAGGTAAACATTGTCAGGTAGCGTCGCCTTCAAAACCTCGCGCATGTAACGGGCGACTGGGCCAAGCTCGAAAACGTTGAAGTCAGGGCTAGTCACAAGAGTTTGGCCAGCCTTTGCAACAGAAGCTTGCGGAATCCTGGGTTCAGAATAATCATGCCAGCGAACGGTCCATGCAAGAGTTTCAGCCTTGGCCTTGTGTTGCGACTTGACAAAGCAGTCCATATAGTTGAGCGCCCAATCCGGGTCTGACCTGTCAATATTGTTCCAAATGGTGGCGATAGGCTTGTCAAGCTTGCGGGCAACTGTTTCACTGACGCAACGAGCGAATAAGATGGGGTCGAAAGAGTGATGCTCGGGTAAGTTGAAACGGTTAGCAAAACGGACAAATAGAGCAGGACCCAAGTCAGACTTCTTGGCAAACATCTGGGCATTACGTTCCGGGTTGGAGAATCGAAGCCTCTTTTGGACAGCCGTAGGCAGAAGAGTAGGGTCGCGTCCGGCAGATTGGTGAGGGAAGATCTGTTCAAGTTCCTGGCGAGCCCGGCGAGTTCCATCCACGTCGTTGTACTGAGCACCCATCAAACCTCGGAAGTAGAGTTCGCGTGATTCACGACCTGATGGTAGATCAACCTCGGAGTAATTCTTGGGATCCATTCCTTTGGGCAAGTGAGTGCGGACTGGGGGCTCAAAAATCACAGGCTCATTGGCACGGTACTCAAGTTGGTCAGGCTCAGATATGAGGGGCATGAGAGCGCGGAAAGCGGGGGGTAAGGTGTCCAAACGTTGAAAAGACCAATCGGATAGCGCTTCACCAACAGTGCGGGGGGCTGTGCCATGAACTTCCATGGTTGGAACCATGTGGAGCATCTGGAGCTGGTTGAGTGCCGGGAAAATTCTGTACCTTTGGAGGGGACCATTGTGCCCTAACACGCTGCTCAAGAAAGCATGGGAGTTGGGATCAACGCTCGAAAGGAGCACAAAATGCAAATCCC